CGTCAAGCACGACGCTGACCCCGGCACCGAAGCGGCCCGGTCGCTCCTGACTGGCCTCGGCGAGGCCCTGCAGCTCGCCGCCGGGCAACTGTCCGACCCCGACGACGTCGACGACGATGAACCTGCAAGCGGCAACGCAGCTCCTCAGCCGTAAGCAACTCCGTTCGATCGTCGAGTCCGCCAGCGCGCGGACGTCGATCTGGTCGGGCGCCGTCCGCAGCGGTAAGACGATCGCGAGCCTGATCGCATTCCTCATCGCCGTCGCCGGCGCGCCCGACCACGGGCTCATCCTCATCGTGGGCCGCACGCTGCAGACGATCGAGCGCAATGTCCTCGAGCCGCTGCAGGACGCCGGCCTGTTCGGGATCGTCGCGAGCCGAGTGCACCACACCCGCGGCGCGACGACGGCCGTCATTCTCGGCCGCACCGTGCACCTGATCGGCGCCTCAGACGCGCGCGCCGAAGGCCGCATCCGCGGCGCAACCGTCTACTTGGCGTACGTCGACGAGGCAACCCTCGTCCCCGAATCCTTTTGGAACCAGCTCCTCGCCCGCCTGAGCGTCCCCGGCGCGCGCCTGTTGGCGACGACTAACCCGGACTCGCCGGCGCATTGGTTGCGCAAGAAATTCATTCTCCGCGCTGGCGACCTGAACCTCGCGACCTGGCATTTCACCCTGGACGACAACCCCGGCCTCGACCCCGCGTACGTGGCCGCGCTCAAGCGCGAGTATGTCGGGCTCTGGTATAAGCGCTTCATTCAAGGGCTGTGGGTCCTGGCCGACGGCGCGATCTACGAGAATTTCGACGAGGCCAAGCACGTCGTCAAGACCTTGCCTGGCATCCGCCGGCATATCGCCGTTGCCTGCGACTACGGCACGACGAACCCGTTTCACGCCGTCGCCCTGGCCCTCGGCGACGACTCGCGCCTCTACATCACGAGGGAATGGCGTTACGACTCGCGCGCGTCCCTCGGGCAGCTCTCGGACGCCGACTATTCGACGCGGCTGCGCACGTGGATCGAGGCCGGCCCGTCGCCCGGATACCTCATCGTCGACCCCTCGGCCGCCTCGTTTCGCAAGCAGCTCAATGACGACGGCTATCCCTCGAAGGCCGGCGACAACTCAGTCCTCGACGGCATCCGCACCGTTGCAAGCCTCCTCGCCACCGACCGACTTCGCATTCACGCGTCCTGCGAGCACCTCCTCGACGAAATCCCCGGCTACACGTGGGACCCCGACAAGGCCGCCCGCGGCGAGGACGCCCCGATCAAGCTCGACGACCACGGCCTCGACGCCTTGCGCTACGCGATCTACACCACCCGCGTCGTCTGGCGCAACCTCGTACTCGCCGCATAGGAGGTGCACACAATGGACCTCCCCACCGAAGGCGCCGACGCGTGGCCGCCCGAACACCTCGCCCCCGTCTACGCCAAGTACGCGGAGTGGAGCGCATGGCACTCGGGCGACCCCGACCAGCTCACCGCGATCTACACCGGCGCGCAGTCTGAGAACGTCCGGCAAACCATCTTCGGGCGCATCGTCACCGCCGTCAAACGCTGGTTCTGGGGTAACGAGCGCTCGGCCGCGCGACCCCGCCAGCGCGTGCACGTCCCCCTCGCCGGCGACATGGCGTCGACGAGCGCCGATCTGTTGTTCTCCGAGCCGCCTCAGATTCGCATCGACACCGACGAGGACGCCAAGACCGACGTCCCCGACCCGACCCAAGCGCGTCTAGACGCGCTCCTCGACGACGGCGTATACGCCGCGCTCCTCGAGGCCGCCGAAATCTGCGCCGCGATGGGCGGCGTGTTCATGCGCACCGTGTGGGACAAGACCGTCGAACCCGACCGGCCGTGGATCGCCGCCGTTCACCCCGACGCCGCGGTCCCCGAATGGCGATACGGCCGGCTCCACGCGGTCACGTTCTGGCGCACGATCCTCGTCGACGGCCAGCGCGTTGTCCGCCACCTCGAGCGCCACGAACCCGGCAAGATCCGGCACGCCGTCTATGAGGGCGGGTTCGCCGAGATCGGATATGTCGCCCCGCTGACGGACTACCCCGAGACCGCCGGCCTCGCCGAAGCGCTCGACTTCGGCGACGAGATCCACACCGGATACGACGGACTCACAGCCGTCTACATCCCCAACATGCGGCCCAACCGGATCTGGCGCAACGTGCCCGACGCCGCCGCGCTGGGCGCCTCCGATTTCTCCGGCGTCGAGGGGCTCCTCGACGCCTTGGACCTCACCTATTCCTCATGGGTGCGCGACGTCGAGCAGGGTAAGGCCCGGCTCATCGTGCCGAATGAGTACCTCCAGAATCTCGGCCGCGGCGAAGGTTCCGAGTTCGACCTCGACCGCGAGCTCTACGAGGGCATTAACACGCTCGTCGGTGACGACAAGCCGCACATCACCCAAGTGCAGTTCAAGATCCGCGTCGACGAGCACCGCGAGACCGTGAACCAGTTCAAGCGCGACATCGTTACCTCAGTCGGGTACTCGGCCGCGACGTTCGGCCTCACCGACGGCAGCGGCGGCCCGATCACCGCGACCGAGGTCAACGCCGACCAGCGCAAGTCCTTCATCACGCGAGACCGGAAAATCCGGTATTGGTCGGTCGCGCTCGCCGCCCTGATCGAGGCGCTCCTCGCCGTCGACAAGAGCCAATTCGGCTCGGCTGTGGAGCCGCAGCGGCCCCGCCTCGACTGGCCCGACGCTGTCTCGGTCGACCCCGAAGCGCAGGCTCGCAAGCTCGCGCAGTGGGAGACCGCGCGCGCCGCCTCGCGCGAGACGATGGTCCGCGAGCTGCACCCCACCTGGACTAAGCGCCAAGTGGGCGACGAGGTCGCTCGGATCATGACCGAACACGCCATCGGCGAGCTCGCCGACCCTGACCGGTTCGACGCCGGCGCGTTCGCCGGCCGCGGCGCCGGGAAGGCCGCCGACGAGGACGCCGTCGGCGACGAGGACGAGGGCCAGTCGGCCACGCCCGACACTGAACCCGCCAGCGCCGGGACGGCGTAAGTGCCCGTCTCGCGTGACCTCGCGGTTGACCTCGCCCGCAATGTAAGCGAGCTGTTCGCCGACGCCGAGGAGCGGCTCCTCGCCGCGCTGGCCCGCCAGGTCCGCCAGGACGTGCGAGACGCGCACGCCGATCGCCTCGCCGGCCTCACCAAGGTCCGCCAGGCCGCCGAGAAGATCCTCGCCCGCCTCGACTCCCGCTCGCACGATGCCGCACAGCGCGCCGTCCTCGAGGCCTTCGCGCTCGGCTCCCGGGCCGCCGTCGACGACCTCGTCCGCCTCGGTGGCGACCGGCGTCGCGACTGGCTCGCGAGACGCTCCCGAGTCGTCGCCGCTATCTCGAGGCTCCTCGGGATCACTCGCCGGCGGGACATGCGCCTCGCCGAGGAACTCGTCGAACTGCGCAGCGCGCTACCGGGTATTGACGCAATCTTGGCGCTCATTCTGGAGCTCACGCAACGGCTCTCCTCGACGCATCTACGGGTGATGCGTTGGGACCAGGACGCCTACCGCGACGTGATGGCCGCGCCCGCGCTCGACGTCCTCGCCGGCTCTAAGACGCGGTTGCGCGCTTCGCAAGTCGCTTGGGACGACCTCGTCTCGCGCGGCGTCACCGGCTTCACGGACAAGTCCGGCCGGAACTGGGAATTGACGAGCTACGTCGAGATGGCGACCCGCACGACCGTCGCTCACGCTGCCGTCGAGGGCCATATTTCGCAGCTCCGCGCCGTCGGTGTCGAGCTCGTCGTCGTCTCCAACGCCCCGCAAGAGTGCATCCTCTGTAGGCCTTGGGAGGGCAAGGTGCTCGCCCTCGTCGGTGGCGCTGGCCCGCGCTACGTCGAGCACGGCCTCGAGGACCGCCTCGTGTCCGTCGACGTCGAGGCGACCCTCGGCGACGCGATCGACGCCGGCTTGTTTCACCCCAACTGCAGGCACAGCATTACGGCGTATCTGCCTGGGGTGACCCGCATCCCGACGAACACCGCGGACCCGCAAGGCGACGAGGACCGCCAGGAGCTCCGGCGCCTCGAGCGCGAGCTCCGCAAAGCCAAGCGCCGCGCCGCCGGCGCGCTCACCCCCGAGGCCCGCGAGAAGTGGGAGCGGAAGGTACGCGGCCGGCAAGAGCAGATTCGCCAGCACGTCAAGGCAACCGGCCTCCACCGCCAACGCCACCGCGAGCAGCTCGACGACCTCGCCCCGGCGCCCGTCGAGGGTCCCCTTCGGCCGCCGGCGCCGCGCCCCAAGCCGCGCCCGAAGCCGAAGG